AGTGCAGTTTGACGAGCAGATGAAACACCTGCATCGAGTTCGTTCTCCATATGCGCCATAGCGCCTGTAGGAGTTGAGGCTCCGCCTGGCTCGCTCTTCGATTATTTCGGAGTGCCGACGCAGACCGCCGGGATATCCATATCGGCTTTTTGGTCGCGAGCTTATAATCTTATTTGGAATGAATGGTTTCGCGACCAGAACTTGCAGGACTCGCTACCCGTCCCGCGCGGCGACGGCCCCGATAATCCGGCCGACTTCGTACTTCAGCGTCGTGGCAAACGTCACGACTATTTTACCTCTTGTCTACCTTGGCCGCAGAAAGGCGATTCGGTCGATATCCCGCTCGGCCAAACGGCACCTGTGATCAGTACTGGCGATCAGCCTATGTTCACGACCGCGCTCTCTGGTGATCGTGGCCTGCAGATGGGTAGTTCGGGTATGCAATATACCGGCGGTGTCGTACCCTCCGCTCCTGCTAATGCATGGTTCGGTGACACTACAGGGCTTGAAGCCGATCTTACTGAAGCCACTGCAGCAACGATCAATCAGCTTCGTCAGGCCTTTCAGGTCCAGAAGCTCTATGAACGTGACGCGCGCGGCGGTACTCGGTATACGGAGATTATCCGCGCTCACTTTGGCGTCACTTCTCCTGACGCTCGCTTGCAGCGTCCCGAATATCTCGGCGGCGGTCAGACGCCGGTTAACATTCATATGGTCCCTCAGACCTCGAACGTCACTGCGCAGCCTACGCCTCAGGGCAATCTCGCGGCCTATGGCACTTCGATTATGAACGGCCATGGCTTTACGAAATCCTTCACCGAACATTGCGTCATTATCGGCCTTGTCGCCTGTCGCGCCGACCTCAACTATCAATACGGTCTGAATCGGATGTTCAGCCGGCAGACCCGTTGGGACTTCTTCTGGCCGGCGCTTGCGCATATTGGCGAACAAGCCGTTCTCAACAAGGAAATCTACGCTCAGGGCACCTCTGCCGATGACGATGTCTTCGGCTATCAGGAGCGCTTTGCGGAATATCGCTACAAGCCGTCTCTTATTACCGGTGAGATGCGGTCGAACTTCGCGCAGTCTCTCGACACTTGGCATCTCGCGCAGGACTTCGAGTCCTTGCCTCTTTTGAACGACGATTTCATCGTCGACAATCCGCCGGTCGAGCGTGTCATTGCGGTTCCTACCTCGCCGCATTTCATCTTCGATTCATACATCCAGCTTCGGTGTGCCCGGCCCATGCCCATTTACGGCGTGCCCGGCCTCATTGATCATTTCTGAGGTACACGGATGTTTATCGATCCACCGTCATTTGCGATCTTGGGCGCCATAGTAGGTGGCGCCCTCTCGCTTGGAGGTACGATCCTCCAGAACAAGGCCAATAAAAAACAGGCGCAAGCCCAGATGGCCTTTCAAGAAGAAATGTCGAACACGTCATATCAGCGTGGCATGGCCGACATGAAAGCTGCAGGTCTCAATCCGATCCTCGCTTATCAGCAAGGCGGAGCCTCAACTCCTACAGGCGCTATGGCGCATATGGAGAACGAACTCGATGCAGGTGTTTCATCTGCTCGTCAAACTGCACTCGTGAAAGCGGAGGTCGATCATGTCCGTGCTCAAACCGACACTCAGAGGACACTCTCGTCGCTTCAAAAGTCACAAGAAAAGCTTGCTCATACCCAAGACATTGCAACGGCTCAGCAAGCAAAAAGGGAAGCCGCGCAAGAAAGGCTTCTTGATGAACAAACAATCAAAACAAAAATTGACTCGCTTATCGCGTCCGAAAACGTTGCGACGGCCCGCGCTGAAGCGCGGTTAAAATCTCTCGAAGCTCAGCGATCAGAGCGCTTCGGCGAAGGCCGTGGCGCTAAAGAAATTGAAAGTCTTATCCGTGGTGGTAAGACTGGTTGGGACGAACTCATGAAACTTTTGAGGTGAAACATGACCTTCTATCGGGAACATCCTCGAATCTTTACGCCGGTTGGAACGGCGACCAAGGCGCAGCAGCAATTCAAGGCTGAATGCGACATCAACAACATCATGGCGAAGTATATGAAGACCGGCCTTGCGGCTCAGAAACTCGGTGCTCGGTATGCTGATCTTCCGAGCGGCGTCGACTATCAAGAGGCTCTCAACATGCTCATCGAGGCGGAGACCTCGTTCAATTCTCTGCCTGCGCAGATCCGCAAGATCTTCGACAACGATCCCGGTCGCTTCCTCGCCTTCGCGACCGATCCGGCAAACGAGAACGAACTCGTTGAACTCGGCCTCGCCAATCCCCGTCCCCCTGCCGAGCAATCGGGCGGTCCGGCACCCAAAGAGGCCGAACCAGCGGCCCCCGAGGCCAAGACATAATTCGGCGCTTTGCGCGCCGAGCGCTTGGCAAATGTGTCATTTGTCAAGCAAAAAAAGGGCCTTCGGGCCCTTTTTTTAATCGACTTCGGTCGATCTAGCACAGTATCTTCTTGATGTAACTGTGCTAGGTGACACCTCCAACAGAAAGGCTCTCAAATGGCTCGCAGGCCCGCACATCGCAAGAAACTCCCTCGGAAGAAGAGCAAGCGGCTCTTCACGAAAACCGCATCCAAGGTCAATAAGCGCAATCTGACGGCAGGTCCGATGCGCGGCGGAATCCGGCTCTGATGCCGTGCTACTCACCAAACAAAGCCTACCGGTCGCCGAAGCTCTCGGCGGCCGGAAAAATGCAGATCGCGTTCACGCCTACACAGGGCTACTGCGACCTGCCTATCGAGCTTCCTTGCGGACAATGCATCGGCTGCCGCCTCGAGAGATCGAGGCAATGGGCCGTCCGCTGCATGCACGAAGCATCTCTCCATGACGATAACTGCTTCCTCACTCTCACCTATGACAACGACAACCTTCCGGACCCACCCTCGCTTGATCAAAGACACGTGCAATTATTTTTAAAACGCTTACGAAAAAAGATCAGCCCACAGAAGGTCCGGTACGTCTACGCAGGGGAATATGGTGATAAAACGTATCGTCCTCATTACCATGCTTTGCTTTTTGGCTATGATTTTGCCGATAAGCTTCTGCACTCTCGCAATCGTGACGGCCATAATCTGTATACTTCGCAAACCCTCACGGAAACGTGGGGTCTCGGTCACTGCCTTATAGGCAGTGTCTCTTTCGAGAGCGCGGCATACGTGGCGCGCTATTGCCTTAAGAAAAGAACTGGCAAGGCAGCCGAATCTCACTATACCTTCATCAATGAAGAAACCGGCGAAGTCGTTCAGTACACGCCGGAGTTCTTCCAAGCATCTCTGAAACCCGGAATAGGCCGTGGCTGGATCGATCAGTTTCGATCCGATGTCTATCCGCACGACTATGTGGTCGTGAACGGACACAAAGCCCGGCCTCCTAGAGCCTATGACAGCGTGCTGTCAGAAAAGGAGGTGGAACAAATAAAACGAGGCCGCATCGAGCGGGCTCGTAATCACAAAAAAGACAACACCAAAGAGCGTCTCAGGACGCGTGAAAAAATCCAGATCGCTCGCATTCGCGAGCTTGTACCTCGAAAGGTAGAATAATGAAACTCAACATGTACTCGCTCTTCGATAAGAAGGCGGCAACTTTCCATCAGCCCTTCTACTCGACGCATGACGGCGTGGCGCAGCGCATGGTTGCTGCAAGTGCGGCTGATGTGAACTCGTCTCTCGGTCAATTCCCGAGCGACTATTCGCTCTATCGCATCGGAACGTTTGACGATCAGAATGCGGAGGTTCAGGCAGAAATTCCTCCTTCGCATATCTGCGAAGTCGTGGCGCTGGTTAAGGGTGACACAACCGCGCAAGTTTCTCTGTTCCACAAGGAGGCCTGAACATGGCTCGCATTCCTTCGGTTATGCCCGCTCAACAGCGTTTCGCCATGGTGCCGAACGCTGAAATCTCGCGATCGTCTTTCGATCGCTCTCATGGACACAAGACCACCTTCGACGCCGGTTATCTCGTTCCGATCTTCGTGGACGAGGTTCTTCCCGGCGATACCTTCTCACTCAATATGACGGCGCTCGCTCGCCTTGCTACGCCTATTCATCCGTACATGGACAATATGTTTCTGAACAGCTTCTTCTTTGCCGTTCCGATTCGTCTCATTTGGGAAAATTGGCAACGCTTCAACGGAGAGCAGGATGACCCCGGAGATTCTACCGACTTTCTCGTCCCACAAGTGCCCGCGCCTAACGACGTCGGCTTCGCGCCTGGCTCGCTCTTCGATTATTTCGGAGTGCCGACGCAGACCGCCGGGATATCCATATCGGCTTTTTGGGCGCGTGCTTATAATCTTATTTGGAATGAATGGTTTCGCGTCCAGAACTTGCAGGACTCGCTACCCGCCCC